CTATCTAATTGCTAGGCTAAGCATTAGGTTGGGAATCGCGCCACAGCAGTTATTGGAGTTGGATAAGGTTATGCTCGATGCACTCGTGCAAGGGCTTAGAGATGAAGCGAAAGAGGTGAGCGATGCCAACAGAGGTAGTAGGCGCGGTCGATCTTCGTAAGGCTTTAAGAAACTATGCACCTGATCTAGCCAAAGAATTAACTAAAGAATTAGGCAACATCCTTAAGCCTGTCGTTGAGGATGCTCGTTCGTATGTTCCTTTGTCATCTCCGATGTCTGGATGGAGCAAGCGAGAAACATCCAAAGGCGCACGCTTTCCTAAGTATGATGCGGCTGAAATTCGTAGAGGAATTATCTATAAGACAACGCCATCTAAGCCTAATAAGGCTGGCTTTGTTAATACTATTCGCATCCAAAATAAGTCTATGCAAGGTGCAATCTTTGAGACTGCTGGTCGAAAGAATGGACAGGGTCAAGATTGGGTCGGTCCTAAGGCAGGTGGGTCATCAAAGGGCGTCTCTCGTTCTCCCAATCCTTATGCTGGCAATCAGTTCATCTCTAACTTAGGGCAACTTTACGGCACAAAGCGCGGTGGAGATCATCGCATGATGGGTCGCTTAATCTTTAGAGCATGGGCTAAGACTCAGGGTCGAGCCAATGCAGCAGTCTTTAAGTCAATCGAAAACACAACAGCCAAGTTCAATCGCCGCACAGCGATGGTAGATGTACGGAGAGCCGCATGAGTAATGTTGCAATTAATATCGCGGCAGAGTTTAAAGGCAAGAAAGCCTTCAAGGATGCTGAAACAGCAACAGACAGATTAACCAAGAATGTTAAAGGTCTGGCTAAAGGCTTACTTGCTGTGTACAGCGCACAGAAAATTCTTTCTTATGGCAAGGCATCTGTTAAGGCTTTTGCAGAAGATGACAAGGCAGCTAAAGCATTAGGCACAACCCTTAAAAATCTAGGTCTTGCCTATGGTGCCAATGTCGGTACAGTTAATGGCTTTATTTCTCGCCTTGAAATGCAAACAGGTGTGCTCGATGACGAGCTACGCCCTGCAATGGATCGCTTCCTTCGCGCCACATTATCAGTCACTAAGTCTCAGGAATTACTAGGCTTAGCACTTGACATTAGCGCAGGTACAGGCAGAAGCCTTACCCAAGTATCACAGAGCTTACAGAAGGCATACCTAGGACAGACTCAGGCACTAGGTCGCTTAGGTGTAGGACTTACAAAGGCTGAACTTACATCTTCTTCATTCGAGGAAATCCAAGCACGCTTGGCAACTCTTTTTGCAGGTCAGGCAGCAGCGGCAGCTGATACTTATGCAGGTTCACTTGCTAAATTAACTGTTGCTGGAAACAATGCCAAGGAAACTATCGGTGAAGGTCTAGTAGATGCTATTAAGACTGCATCTGGTTCTAGCACTATTGACCCACTAGTCAATGGCATCGATCGCATTGCCAACGGAATCGCTGGACTTGCACGCGAGACAGGCAAGTTCATTGCTATTACTAAATCACTCTTTGATCCAAAGAACTTCTTCTTTAATAACTTTGACCCAGATGCCTTTAAGGGCATGGGTAATATCTCTATGTCCGTGTCTTCACAGGATACTCAAAAGGCAGACAATGCATCGCTTAAAGCTCAAAGAGCTATGACTGCATTGACTAAGTCACAAGCTGCTAACCAAGCCAAGATACTCAAAGATAAGAGATTACAGGCAGCAATCGATAAGGCAACGGCAGCACTTGCCAAGGGCAGCGATATCTTTGATCTTGATCAGATTCAGATTGCAGCAGCACTTGCTAATCAAACAGAGCAACTAGGCAAGGCAAGCACCTCAGCACAGGCATTACAGATCGCCAACGATATTGCTCGCCTAAATGTAAAGAAGTCAATCAATGAATTAGAAGATGCAATCGCTTCTAAGGATGCCGCAGCTATCGAAGCAGCCACAAAGAAGCTCAACGAGGACATGAAGATCCTTGGCGTTCTTAGCCAGCAGAATGTAAAACTTCTAGACATTAAATCTATTCTTGATAGCCTTCTTCCAAAGGATTTAATTAACCTACAAAACCTTAAAGATGCTATTGCTTTACTTGGTCAGATTAAAGTGCCTAGCCTTGCCGCACCTAGTGCAGGTGGTGGCGGTGGCGCAGGTGGCGGCGGTGGTGGTGCTACTGGTCCAGCAGCATCTCTTATTGATCTACGCGCCACGACAACTCCGGGCTCACCAATCAATGTGTTACTTAAAGAGCATATTGATGAGATCTTGAGTTCGTCTGTAATGCCAGAAGTTGATGAGCAATCACAACGCGCTGCAATGAAATTACTAGTGCCCGGAACAATTAACGCAGGTTCAAGTTTTGACCCAGCAAGATTTAGAGCTGGCGATAACGGCGATACAATCAATATCAATGTGCAGACAGGTATCGGCGATCCTAACGCTATTGCAGAAGCGATCGATCAAGTGCTTACAGATGCAGTACAGCGTGGCACATTGAGAGGTTATGTACCTGCATGACATGGCTTCCAGAATGGCGAGTAACAGTAGGTGATGATGTCTATACGACTGTCACCTCTGTTTCTTTTGCATCTGGTCGTTTAGACATTGACAGACAACCCACAGCAGGTTACTGCCGAGTAGAGATTGTTAATACCAATAATTCAGCCTTTACTATCAATGTCACAGAGCCAATCACTTTAGAGCTTAAAAACTCTACTGGCACTTATGTGACTGTATTCGGTGGTGAGGTTTCAGACTTTAACATTGGTGTGCGTAGCCCAGAAGAAAGCGGCTACATCACGACAGGCACGATCTTGGGCATTGGCTCACTTGCCAGACTTGCCAAGGCTATCTTTAATACAGCACTTTCAGAAAGTTTAGATGGCGCACAGATAGCAACCATATTAGGCGCAGCTCTTAACCTGTCATGGGCAGAAGTTACACCTACTGTCACATGGGATACATACCCAGCAACTCAGACATGGCTAGATGCTGAATCCTACATAGGCGAAATCGACTCAGGCTTTTACACGATGATTGCTTTGGCTGCTAGTGCTTCTGCTAAATCTCAGAGCCTTGCAGATCAAATCGCCAATAGCGCACTTGGTCAGATTTACGAGGAAAAGGACGGAGATGTCTCTTATGCCGATGCAGACCACAGATCTCAGTATCTTGCAACAAATGGCTTTACTAACATCAATGGCGCATATGCAACACCTACCTCTATCCAGTCCACAACTCAGACTGCTCGCATCCGTAACAGCCTTATCTATCGCTACGCCACAGGATACGGATCAACATACAGTACCTCTGACGCGGACTCCATAGCCTCTTACGGGCTGTTTGAGCGTTCCTTTGACTCTAACATTAAGAACCTTGCAGACATCACTAATATCGCCTCTAGAGAGCTTGCCTTGCGTAAGAATCCACGCGGATCTTTGGGAGCAATTACCTTTCGCCTAGATAACCCAGACATTCCAGCTGCAATGCTAGACAGTCTCATCGGAGTCTTTTTTGGTCAGCCTATGTTGATTACTAACTTGCCAAGCAACTTGCTTGATGGTCAGTTTGACGGCTTTGTCGAGAATGTGGCACTTAGAGCAACACCTAGTTTTGTGGAGATAACCCTCTACATTTCAGCAACAGACTTCTCACTATCTACAACCCAATGGGAAACAGTATTGCCAGCCTCACTCGCTTGGACTGGCGTCAATGCTATACTAACTTGGACTAACGCGACTGGAGTATTAACCTAATGGCATCTACAACCAATTATTCGTGGAGCACCCCTGATAACAGCGGTCTCGTAAAAAATGGCGCACAGGACATGCGTACCCTTGGCGATGCTATTGATACCTCTTTATGGAATGTTGGCTATGGTCAAGCTGGTAAAAACAAGCTAATCAATGGTGACTTTGGCATCTGGCAGCGCGGCACATCTCTCAGCATTACTGCTACTTTTCAATATCTTGCAGATCGTTGGCAGTCTGTAATTGGGTTTGGTACACCAACTGCAACAATGAGCCAGCAGTCTTTTACAGCAGGTGCGGCTCCAGTAGCAGGATACGAAAGCCAATACTTTTTAAGACAACAAGTGACTGTTTCTCCGGGTGGATCTAACCCTATTGCTATTGGTCAAAGAATTGAAGATGTCAGAACTTTTGCAGGTCAAACTGCAACTCTTTCCTTTTGGGCAAAAGCGGATTCTGCAAGAACTTGGACAAGCTCTTTAGTGCAGAACTTTGGTTCTGGTGGTTCTTCGGAAGTTACAACTACTGGTTCAAGTTTGTCTGTTACAACATCATGGACAAGATTTACGCAGACTTTTACATTACCTTCTATATCTGGTAAAACAATAGGTTCTTCTAATTACCTTTATGTTTTAATTTATGGACCAAATGCAACTGTCCAAACAATGGACATCTGGGGTGTGCAGCTTGAATACGGATCAAAGGCAACTCCATTTGAGACTGCAACTGGAACAATTCAAGGAGAATTAGCCGCGGCGCAACGTTATTTCTGCAAGTCTTACAATCAGGCAACAGCCCCAGGAACTGCATCAACAGCGGTTGGAATTGTTGCATTTAGCAACACAAGCACAGCAAGTCCAGGAGATTATGGTCACATAAGATTTCCTGTTGCAATGAGAATTGCACCAACAGTTACTACTTGGGGCTATGGTGGAACTTCAGGAACTATCTCACAAGACAGTAATGGGGCAGACCAAGCCGCTGGTAGTGGTTCAGTTAAATACATCGGCGAAAACGGCTGCACTATTTACAATAATTCGGGCGGAACTGTTACGACTTCAGCAGGTGCAGTTCTACATTTCAGAGCAGATGCGGAGTTGTAAAATGGAAAAATACACTTATGAAATCTTAGAAACAGGTCTAGGCGATAAAGTATTGCTTCGTTCAGACGGAGTATTTATTCCAATGGTTGATGGCAATGCAGACTATCAACGCTATCTAAATCCTGAAGCGGAACAATCCACACCGATTGTGATCGATGAAACCTCAACTAAGTAAGGCTGCTAAGCAGCTTCGGGAACAGTTTGATGACACCTTCCCAGATAGAGATCGGCTTTCGGATGGGTGGATCGGTGATACCCGACACTCTGCTCGCAAGTCTGATCATAATCCAGATGAGCAAGGGTGGGTTCGTGCCATTGACATCGACCGCGACTTACACAAAGGCGGGAAGCCAGACCTTATGCCAGACATTGTCGATCAGGTTCGTCTCGCTTGCAAGTCTAAGTCAGAAAAGCGAATCAGTTACATCATATTTGATGGGCGTATCTGCTCCAGCATCCTTAACTGGAAGTGGCGCAAGTACACAGGATCTAACAAACACATCAAACACGCGCACTTCAGCTTTAAGAAAGAAGCTGACGATGCTGGGGCTTTTTTTCAAGTACCTATGTTAGGAGCAAAAGAATGAATGAACTAAAGACAGCAGCAGGATCTTGGGCAAGAGCCTTCTTGGTAGCAGCAATTTCAATGTATGCAGCAGGGGTCACAGACCCACAGGCACTCATTGCAGCTGGTATTGCATCGATCCTTCCACCTGTACTGCGTTACTTGTCACCTAACGATCCTTCTATGGGCATCAAGAAGTGACACAGTCAGACTTCTTCACGCTTTACCTTGCCACCATTGCAGCACTAGGCGGCTTGTCTGGCTATGTGATCACACACCTGTTGTCTGAGATTAAAAGACTCAACTCGCGTGTCGATGAGATCTATAACATCTTGCTTGACAGGTAACATAGTGCTATGGCTAGAAAAGCAACTAAAGCTCTAGAGGAACAAGGTTACTCAAAGCTTGATGCTTATTGCATTGGGCTTTATGAATACTTCTGCTCGCTTAAAAGAGCAGGCTTTGCAGAAGATGTTGCCATGTTCATGATTACTGAGCCACAGGCTTACCCGCATTGGATATTGCCCGATGGGATACCGCCAGAAAAGTTAGGCGATTACATAGATGAGGATGACGATTAAGCGAATCGTAGTCGTGTCAGATCTTCAAGTACCATATGAAGATAAGGTAGCCACTCGTAATCTTGCTAGTTTCATCAAGAAGTTTAAGCCTGACCAAGTAGTCACGATTGGCGATGAAATTGACCTACCCCAGATATCTAAGTGGGAAGAAGGGCGCATGGGCTCTTATGCTCAAACGCTAGATGATGATCGCAATCAAGCTGTGGACTTGCTCTGGGAGTTAGGCGTAACAGATTGCATCCGTAGCAATCACACAGATCGCCTGTATAACATCATCATGGCTAAAGTCCCAGCATTCGGAGCATTGCCAGAGCTGCGCTTTGAGAAATTTATGAAGTTCGATGAACTAGGTATCACCTTCCATAAGAACCCAATGCCTATTGCACCCAACTGGGTTGCAGTCCATGGAGACCACACACCCATCAAACCACAAGGGGGCTTATCAGCCCTAGAAGCGGCTCGTAGGCATGGAAAGAACGTTATCTCAGGTCATACCCACAGAGCAGGGCGTTCAGCCTTCTCAGAGGCTTCTGGGGGTCGTATAGGGCGTGTCCTACATGGTGTAGAGGTAGGCAATCTCATGGACTTTAAGCAAGCTGCTTACACTAAGGGCGTGGCTAACTGGCAACAGGCATTCGCCATTATGTATGTGCATGGCAATAAGGTGCAGGTCGATCTTATTAACATTGAGAAAGACGGGACATTTATCGTGGCTGGAAAGACCTACGGCAGACCTAGATAATCGTTATCATTTCGTTATCAGAATGTGCCTGATTAGTCGGACAGTTATGTCACACTAAGTTTGTACCCAATCAAGGGCATTGGGGCAGATAGGTAAAATCATGAACAGTTTAGACACATTGCTAGAAAGTTTGGTATTACAGTACGCAGCTAATCTTGGTCTTTCAATGGATCGATCAGAGCAAATGGTACGCGAGATTGCAATTTGTGCGATACAAGGTTATAACACACGCGCTGAACTAATTAGCATAGTGAAAACTGCGATGGTGGCAGCATGAGTAATACAGATAAACTGCTACTTATATGCATTATTGGCATGTTATTCGGTTTTGGTGTAGCTCTCTACGATGTATCTAAAAGAAGCTACGAGAAGGGTCTGCGCGAGGGGTATCACCGCGGGCGCAGAGTTAAGGGTCAGGAATGAGAGCCAATGAAATCCTTCTCACAGCCACCGACACGATCCGTGATCGTGGGCTATCATATGGTCATCCTGCGGATAACTTGCAACACACCGCAATGCTGCTCTCAGCATACTTACAAACACCGATACACGACTATCAGGTGGCAGGGATCATGGTCTTGGTTAAACTTGCAAGGACTAATCAATCAGCACAACACATCGACAACTGGGTCGATCTCTGCTCTTATGGCGCACTCGCAGGGCAGCTAGCCACAGAGGAAAACGAACTTTATGTTTAATTTAGCAGACTATGAGACAGTAGAGGTGAGACTTGAAAAGTTTATTAAGGATTATCCAGATTTCCGTATTGCAACAGAGTTGGAAAGTTTCCAGAGCAATAGATACATTGTTAAGGCTTATCTTTACAAGGATATTAAGGATGAGGTTTCATGGGCTACTGGCTATGCCGAGGAAACGATTAGCGAACGCGGTGTTAATAGCACTTCAGCATTGGAGAATTGCGAGACTTCTGCGATCGGCAGAGCACTTGCAAATGCGGGTTATGCAGCTAAAGGAAAGCGTCCAAGCCGAGAAGAAATGAGCAAGGTAGTAGCTGCTAAGCCAGTTAAGCCACCTGTTCAAGAAGTCAAAGCAGACGATCAGGACTATTGGACTACACCTGTTGGAGAATATAAAGGCGTAGTTGATGCGCCTGTCACGCTTGATAAAGCAATGCAGACTGTGACTGCCATCATGGGTACACCTGAAGCAATGGAAGCACCATCATGCGAGCATGGACACATGCAATGGCGTGAGGGTGAGAAGAATGGCAAGGCTTGGGCTGGTTACTTTTGCAACACAGCAATCTCATCGGCACATCGTTGTCCTACAAAATGGTACAACCTTGGATCGGATGGCAAGTTTTCACCACAGAAAGCGAGAGTGTAATGGGCAACATAGGAATTAAGATCAATGGTGAATGGGTCGATCTCATGTCAGCATTCGTGCCATGTCAGCTGTGCAATGAACCAGTTGCAATCAGAGACTTAGAGGACATATCCTCTGACTCAGTCAATGGCGTTGTCACATGGCAATGCGCCAAGTGTAAAGCAGTCAATGGCTAGTCAAGCAAGGAAGCACAGAGGTTTCCGCACAGAGCGTGTTGTCGCACAGTACCTATCGACTGTATGGCAGGGCGCATGTGTGGGAAGGGGTAATGGTAAGGATATTGTTAATGTTCCCTTCGATGTTGAAGTCAAAGCCCGCGCTGGGTTTCAACCATTGGCGTACATAAAGCAATTAAAAGCTCGGACAGCCATTTCGGGGGAATTAGGCTTCGGAGTTATTAGACTCAACGGACAAGGTGAAGATGCGCGAGAGTATGCCGCCATCATCCGTCTAGAGGATCTCTTACCATTACTCCAACTTAAATATGGTCATCTTACTAGCGAACCCACAGAAGCAGACATTGACCGCTGCACAGGTTGTGGGTCTTACATGATAAGGAAGTGTCTTACTTGCCAGCCTACGACTATCGATGTCCTCAATGTAATATCCAAAATGAGATCACCCATGGATGGCACGATCGACCAATGATCCCATGCACATATTGCAATGAGCCAATGGTCAAGGTTATAGCTGCTGCACCTACACACTTTAAGGGCAAGGGCTTTTACAGTACCGACAAATAGTTATCCACAGAAGTTATCCACAGGGGGTAAATAAGTGAAGACACGCCCAAGATTTACGCTGTTACTTGACACTATCAGTACCATGACACAGCAGAGCCTCTCAAAGGCTCACCGCTGGCGCATTAAGCGCACAGCCAGCGGGGTGCTTGCATGTATTGGGATAGCTCTATGCTTCATGCCTGAAGCAGGTGGCTCTAAACCAATGCAATATGTAAGCTACAAAGAATATGCTTTACATCTATTACATTATGACTATAAGCAATATAAATGCCTAGCAATACTCTATGGTAAAGAATCAGCATGGAATCCTAAAGCTCGTAATGGATCACACTATGGAATACCACAGGGTAAGAGCGAGTGGCTAAGAGATCAAGATGGTTATACTCAGGTACGATGGGGCTTATCATATATTGATCATCGATATCAAGGGCAACCATGCTTAGCATTAAATCATTGGAAGGCTAAGAATTGGCATTAGATAAGTTAAACAGCAGACGCTACCGCGAACAGCGAGAGCGTGTGTTCAAGCGTGATGGTCGTATGTGTCAATTATGTGGCACAGATGAAGGTGAGATGCACATCGATCATGTGATACCACGCAAGGTAGGTGGTGATCACAGCCTTGATAACTTAAGGGTGTTGTGCAAGTCATGTAACCTGCGTAAGGGTGCGCTCAATGATGGTGTTTTTTTAGCAAGGACGGCTAC